TAATACATAAATAGATAAAAAACGTTAAAATGTCTGCAATAATAACTGACCAATTAAGAATTTTGAATGCCAAAAATTTTGTTTCGGCAGCTACTTCTTCTGCAAATTCTTACTATTCTTTTGTTGGTTTGCCTAATGCAACAGATTATAATGCAAACTGGGATTTTAATCCACCGTCTCCTAGAGATAGTTTTGAGCAAGAAAGTGATTATTGGGATACTATAATTGCTTTAAAAAAGATTAAAGCAAGTGATGTGAATCAAGTCATTAGAAAATTAACTTGGTCTTCTGGTATAACCTATGATATGTATCGCCATGATATTAGTAGAACAAATACATCAAATCCTTCAGGCGCGACGAGTCTATATTCTTCAAATTATTATGTAATTAACAGCGACTTTAGAGTTTATATTTGTTTACAAAACGGGACTGATCCAGAAAATCCTGGAGGAAGACCTTCTTTGGACGAACCCACTTTTGTGGAGTTAGAACCAAAAGCAGCAGGTGATAGTGGTGATGGATACATCTGGAAATACCTTTATACAATCAAACCAAGTGAAATTATAAAGTTTGATACTGTTAATTTTATACCAGTTCCAAAGGATTGGAATACTTCCAGTGAATTTGCGCCAATCCGCAATAATGCATCGGTTCCAAACAATCAACTTAAAATTATTACAATAACTAATAGAGGTGTTGGTTTAGGTACTGCAAACAGGACTTATACCAATGTTCCAATTAAAGGTGATGGTACTGGAGGAAAAGCGACTATAGTTATTAATAATGATTCTAAAGTTGAATCAATTAATGTCTCTATTGGTGGTTCTGGATACACATATGGAACCGTTGATTTAGAAGGTGGCAATGTTCCTACCGGTGAAGTAACACCTACTTTTGATGTAATTATTCCCCCCAAGGGTGGCCACGGAACGGATATTTATAGAGAACTTGGTGCATATAATGTTCTTGTATTCTCTAGGATAGAGAATGATACGGAAAATCCAGATTTTATTACCGGAAATAAAATTGCAAGAATTGGTATTGTAGAAAATCCCCAAGCACACGATTCAACATCTTTATTAGATTTGGATAAAGCAAGTGCAGTATATGCACTTAAGTTGACCGGTCTTGGTTTTGACAGCGCAACTTTTACTCCAAATTCCTTTATAACACAAACTATAAGTACAGGAAGTACTGCGGTAGGTAGGGTGGTTTCTTATGATCAAAATACTGGTGTTTTGAAGTACTGGCAAGATAAGTCACTTGCGGGATTTAATACAGATGGGGCCCAAAATTCAAATCCAGTCTATGGTTTTAATCTAAACAGATTCACTTCAGAGGTTGGTACTGGTGGCACCACTCTTATTAGTGGTACTGGTCTTTCTATCGATACTCAATTTACTGGTATAACCACCACACTAAATAATAGAACATATAATCTTGGACAATCTTTTATTGGCGGCGTATCAAATCCAGAAGTTAAAAAATACTCAGGAAATATTATTTACGTCGATAATAGACCTTCGATTACTAGATCACAAAACCAAAAAGAAGATATCAAAGTTATTTTGCAATTCTAAAGAATTATGCCACAGGAAACTAATCTCAACGTCTCTCCATATTTTGATGATTTTGATGCAGATAAAGACTATTATAAAGTCCTATTTAAACCAGGATATCCAATACAGGCAAGAGAATTAAATACTCTCCAATCAATCGCCCAAAGTCAGATTGAAAGATTTGGAACTCATATTTTTAAAGAGGGTTCTGTAGTAATTCCTGGTCAATTAAAATATAATTCTCCTCTATATGCAATCCAAATTGAACCCCAATTCAATGGGATTCCAGTATCATTATACTTTAATCAACTTTTAGGTTCAAAAATTAGAGGACAGAATAGTGGCGTAACTGCTGAGATAGTTTATCTTTTAACAAATACCGAGTCTGAAAGAGGTAACTATACTCTTTATATTAAGTATCTTCAAAGTGGTGGCGAAGACTTTGATGTGAAGATTTTTAGAGATGGAGAAACTCTTCTATTAGAAAATGCAATAACATACGGACAAGCAACAATACAAGCAGGGCAAGGATTTGCAAATACGCTTGCCCAGAGTTCAACTGCCGAAGGATCCTCAGTTTCTGTAGCTCCTGGTATTTATTTTGTAAGAGGAGTTTTTGCAAGAGTTGATCAACAAATTATTTTGTTGGATCAATATGGAATAAATCCATCTTATAAAGTTGGATTTGAAGTTATAGAAACTATTGTTAATTCTGACCAAGATGAAACTCTTTTTGATAATGCTCAGGGGTTTTCAAACTATGCTGCTCCAGGAGCAGATAGATTTAAATTAGAGTTGGTTTTATCAAAGAGAGAAATTGATGACACTGAAACAGATTCTTTTGTAGAAATTTTAAGGGTTCAGGGAGGCATTCCTCAGTTTTTTAATGTAAATCCTCAATACAATATTTTAAGAGACCAGTTAGCTAGAAGAACTTATGATGAATCTGGCGACTACTATGTAAAACCATTCACTCTTTTTGTAAGAGATTCTTTAAATGATAGAACTCTATCTGATGGAATGTTTTTTGAAAATCAAAAAACAGCGCAAGGAAATAATCCATCAGAGGATTTGATGGTTTATGAAATTGGACCAGGAAAAGCTTATGTGCAGGGATATGATGTAGAAACTATAGCAGCCACTTTATTGGATGTTCCAAAAGCAAGAACTACCAAAAAATCAGATACTCAATCAATATCTTACAATTCCGGATCTTTATGCATAGTCAATAATGTTTATGGTTCAGTGACTCCTGGACTTGGAACCGATTCTGTTGTCAGTTTAATGAACTCTAGAATTGGTTCTACTCCTTATGTTGCAACTGGCACAACAATTGGATATGCAAGAGTTTATGACTTTGTACCTGAGACGAGTTATATTGATGATACTAGTAGATTTGAACTAAGATTGTTTGATATCCAAACATATACAACTATAGGATTAACAACATCATTCCCAAGTACATTATCTACTCCCGCATTTATTGAAGGAAAAAGAAGCAATGCTTCTGGATACTTAGTATCAAACACTCCTGCTGGAGTCAATTCTTTAACCTTATACCAAGTTAGTGGAAAATTCCTAGAAAATGAGCCAATTTCGATAAATGGAATTGATGATTCTAGATTAATCAATTCCGTAACAGATTATTCAATTAGAGATATTAAATCAATATATTCTCAAACAGGAATATCAACATTTAATGCTGACGTATTATTAAGTAGGAAATCTTATATTGCAAGTCCAGGAACCTTATTTAATATAACAGGTTCTTCTTCTGGCGTTAGTACTGTTTCTGCTGGATTGGATAAAAATTTCATAAAAATTGTAAAAGTTGGTGACATTATTTCATATTCTTCAACTGGAAGTGATCCTATTTTCAATAAGGTTACTAATGTAAGTGTTGGTGGAACTTATTTTGAAGTTCAAGGAATTACTACTGTATCTGGAGTTTGTAATGGTGCATTATCTAATGTTGATCAAAATATAACAAATATTTTTAAAATTGAACCAATTATTTCTGGAACTAATTCTTTAATGAGTTTACTTGGTGATAAAAATATTGCTACTTTGGATTTTGCAGAAAACGAAGTAATTCAAAGAAGATCATTTAGTGGTTCTTTTTCGAATAATACAATTTCAGTTACAATTCCATTAGAAGATTCAGATATTTTCTTTGAATCTTTTGATGAAGATAGATACGTTCTTTCATACTTCGACGGAACATATGAATCTCTAAGACGAGATCAATTCTTATTGGCAACTACTGGGAAAACAATAACACTTTCAAATCTTTCTAAATCTTCTGGAAACTATGAAATTATTGCTACTGTAAAAAATACAGGTGCAAGTTCAAAATCTAAGAAATTTAATAAAACGTCTTCAGTTGTAATTTCAAACTCAAAACTTACTTCATCTGGAATTGGAACTACAACTCTTAATGATGGCCTTACTTATAGCAAAGTATATGGAACAAGAGTACAGGATAAGCAAATAAGTCTTGGTGTTCCAGATGTTGCTAGGTTCTTAGCTGTTTTTGAATCTGAAGATATATCGGATCCTGTTCTCCCAACATTAACGCTCAGTGCTTTTAGTGGACCCTCAAATAGCAACGCAGACTTTGTTGTTGGTGAGCAGATTAAGGGTAAGTCTTCAGGTGCTGTCGCTATAATAATCAATAAAAAAGACTCAAATAAGTTAGAATATGTTAACTTAAACACTTTTAATTTTAGTATTGGAGAAGTTATTGTTGGCAATGAATCCTCCATTGAAGCAATTATTGGTTCTAAATTGAGAGGAAGTAAAAATGTATCGAATAACTATTCCTTGGATGATGGACAAAGATCCACATATTACGATTATTCTAGAATTGTAAGAAAAAGAAATGTCGCAGAACCAAAAGGTAAACTGAGGGTTATATTCCAAAACTATACTATTGATTCTTCAGATACTGGAGAATTTATAACTGTTAATAGTTACGACCAAGAAAACTTCAAATATGATGTTCCATATTATGCAAATTCTAGATTGACAGATTATGTTGATATAAGACCAAGAGTTGGTCCTTTTTCTTCATCGACCAGATCTCCGTTTGAGTTTAACTCAAGAAACTTTGCTTCCGATGGACAATATTCTGAATATATTCTTGCTCCTGGAGAAAATATTATATTAAATTATACCTATTATGTGGGAAGAATTGATAGAGTTATCTTAAAACCTGATGGATTATTTGAAATTATTCAGGGCGAACCAGATAATACTCCAATTGTTCCAAAGAATAAATCAAATACTTTGGACATTGCAACTATATATGTTCCACCTTACACATATAATGTAAAAAATGTTGCAGTGGATATGAGTATCCATAAGAGGTATCGAATGTCCGATATCTCCAAACTTGAAGATAGAATTCAAAGGCTTGAAAAGTATACTACTCTTACGATGTTGGAGACTAAGACCGAAAACTTAGTCATCAAAGATGCCGAAACTGGTTTAGATAGGTTCAAATGTGGATTCTTTGTTGATAACTTTATGAATCAAGAATATCAAGATGTAACAAATCCATCATTTAGATCTTCAATTGATACAAGTAAAGGGGCTCTTAGACCAAGAAATTACACCACACTAATAGATTTGCAACTTGGTTCCGAAGCTATTTTGGGAGTAGGTCAGACATTTAAACCAAATGTTGATCAGAGTTACGTTACCGATCTTGGATCTCCAGGAATTAGAAAAACCGGAGATTTAATTACCCTTGATTATAATGAAGTTCTATATTATGAACAACCATATGCAACAAAAACAGAAAGCGTAACTCCATTTTTGGTTAGATATTGGGAAGGTATTATTCAACTAAATCCACCAATTGATTCTTGGATTGAAGAAGAATTCAGAACTGTTAATAATATGGTGGTAAATGAATTTACTCAAGTTCTTCCGGACGAAAATGTAACAGTAACTGAAAATGTTGTAGTTGATGAAAGAGTTAGTCAAGATGAGGCAAATGCTCAGTTTGGAGTTGACCCAAACATTTGGATCGAAACTGTAAGAAATATTCTTTCCGACGTAAAGACAATTGGTGGCGTTCCAGTCAATTTAGATAATAATAGGTTAGAACGTAGAGCTCGTGGTGGTGCCAATAGACAAGGAGAAATTGGTTTTTATAATGGTACAGACAGATTACGTTTAGAAGTAAATTATGGTCAAGTATCACAAGCCGATAGAAATATCATAAGTAGGATACTTCCACCAGATGCTGCAGCATCTTTCTTTAATAGATTGGACAATGTTCCCGCTTTTGGTGGATTTGTGGTAGTCGATATTGATCTTTCTAATCCAAGAGGAACTGTTACGGTAGAAGATAATATTGAACAAACTACAGAAACGACACAATCTACTATTATTATACCACCAGAAGTATTAACAGAAGAGACAATCTCAAATTCAATTTCAAATTATACAGAACCCGTAAGATTTATTAGAAGTAGGAATATTGAATTTGATGTAAGAGGATTGAGACCTGTTACTAGATTTTATCCTTTCTTTGAAGGTATAGATGTAAGCAACTATGTCGTTCCAAAACTAGTCGAAATTGAAATGATTTCTGGCAAATTTGAAATAGGAGAAAC